GCTTCGTTGGTAAGCTCCTCAGCCGCAACCTTGTCCGCTAGGGATGCGATTTCGCCGGCCAAGGCTGAATAGCCGCAAAGATCGACGCTGTTGTCGATGTGGGCGGGGTTGTTCTTGAAGCGGGCTATTTTGAGCAGGCACATCATTATGCAGACATCTTCCGCATAAATCGGCCTGTTGAGGTAAGCCGCCCAGAAGGCCGCGATTGTTGAGAAGCTGTCTTCGGCATCACTGCCGTGAGTAGCTGCTCGATCCTTTGTGATATACAGCTTTGCTGTGTCGAGAATTTCGGAGCGGTTCATTCTTTTCCCCTTTCAATTATTCCGAGGAGGGCTAGGCACTCCTCAATGTCATACTTGCTGGATCCAGTCTGGCGTTTTGCCTCAATCAGCATCACTTCTAACTTCCGGCGCAATCGAAGCATTGCCTCCTTTTGCATAGTTAATCCTCCTTTTGCTTGGCATATCTTTCGTTCTTGACGGCGGCACCTTTCGCGCCACCAACCTTGTATCGCGCGTTATCAGCCGCCGTCTCCATGCGGTTGCCGAACCTCCGTCGCATTAGCTCGCTTTCCTTCTCGGCCAGCTTGGCCAGCGCCTTGGCGTATTGCTCTTCGTAGGTCATTCATCGGTTTCCGCCGTCACTTTAGTGACGAACGTAAGTGCCTCGCTCCCCGGCATAGCCATAAGCACGTCCTCCATCTTGTCTCGGAAGGAGTCAGCCTCTTCCTTTGTGTCAAACGAAAGCACCTCAAGGCGGACTACCCAATAGGTCTGGTTAGTCATGGCCGTGCCTTTGGTCTGATCGACGTGGCTGGCGCTCGGGTGTAGTTACACTGCGCCATAACCTGGACGCCATGCTGCGCGAACCACTCAATGCCAGTCGCCAGCGCCTCTCTGGTGCATTCAACTGGATCGCGGGTGACGAAAGCAATGTCGGCGTGGCCGATTACTGTGTAGACAATGAATGCTAGGAAAGTCATAGCCCTATATCTCCCAATTCAAACAAAGCGGCTTCGCATACCAGCCTGTTTCGCATCATCATAAATTCTCTTTCATGCAGCACTGACGGGCAATGCCTAGTTGCCCATCTGTAGGCATCGAGGCGGTCACAGAAGGCCACCTGAGCCTCCCAGTGGGGCGGGCAGCTAGGCAGGCCCATCTGCGCCCGAACCTCGGCCTCACGGGCCGCGTATAGGCTTCGTAGCTCTTCGCTCCACTGCTGCTTTTCGGGGGATGGGATGTCACCCATCTGAGCTTCCTGCTCATCGTGGCTGGCGGCGTATTCCACCGCTGCCTTTGGCGCGTCCGGCCAGAATGATGTCAGCAACTCAACCACTCTGAACTGGTGGCGGTATACGGTATCGCCGCTATTCCGCAGCTTGCTATGTGGGCTGCTGTGCCACCGATTTACATCGTGGGTCATTTCTCTTCCTCCGCATAGGCGTCCACAACAAAGGCGGCGATCCATTCGCAAACATTCATGCCGGCAGGGCAATCATCAATCAGCTTACGCAGGATGCGTTCCGACCCAAGCGCGTTAAAGAAGTCGGACGACTGCCCCCACACCAGCTTGGCGTGGCGCATCTCTACTTTGGCAACATACGGCAGATTCACTTGTCTGCGGCGCAGAACGCTTGTGTCGCGCCCCTTTGGATTTTCTCGCAGCGACTTCACATGATGGTGGACGGCGTGGGTTGTCAGGCCCATCGCCCCTGCCACTTCCCTGACGCTCATTCCCTGCGCCATTAGCTCGTAGACTTGATCGCGCTTCACTGCCGCACCCCCGGATAAACCGTGACAAACCCATCCTCCTCAATGTCAATCGGCCAGTCAGCCGGCCTGTAGCCATCGAGGTAGGCTTGGATCAGCCGCACCATGCGCGGCGCTGGCTGACGGGCTGTTGAGTTGTGCGGAGCCATCTCCATCCTCCGTGTGGTTGTCGGATCGGTGTCCAACATATCCGCGAACTCTGACAGCGACAGGCCCAATGCCTGCCGCGCCAGTTTGATGTCTCTATAGTCCATAATTTTCGTCCTCTATGACTTCTTTGATTTTGCGCTCGCATCTGGCGATGGCCTCACCCGCCAGAGCAAGGTCCGTTGACACCCACGAGGGCCGGACGCCATGCCCGTAGTCGCGGATTAGACCGTCGATTTCGCGTTGCTTGCTGTGGATGTACGCCTGAAGCCCAGCGATGTGGTCTGCCTTTGCTTTATTCATTGGCTTGAGCGTCATATTCCAATTCCTCCATATGCTCTGATTGCAGCGCTTCAATGGCGTCCCGCAGGCTATCTATATTCGCGCCCGAATTGACTAAGGCAAGTTCGTATCTCCGCACAAATGCCGCGAGCGCATCAGCGGCTTCCTTGCGAAAACTGGCCATATGGCTGTCGTCATCTATATCGAAGTAAACATAACCACCGCCGCTCTTGCGCTGCGAGATTGGCGAAATCATAAGCGGTGCTTGCACTGTGAAGGCCATTTTCGATGCGGGTTGCACCTCAATACTCTTCACAACAAATCGCAAGCCACTGGCCCATTCTCTAGCCATGTGTTCGCGGTGCTTGTGAGCGGCTTCCTCGTCGCTGATCGAAAAGAATACAGCGTAGGCTGGATGTTCTGGCTGACCACTCAGCCATGAAACAAACTCGCCAGGCACATACATATTTCTACCAGTAGCAGCCATATAGCCGTCAATGATCTGCTGTTTCATTTTCTTCGTGAAGTTCATGTGATTCTCCATTTGTCCTGTGACCGCCTAGCCCCGCCACGCCGAGCCTTGCCTTGCCCAGCCGCGCCGTGACCGCCTTGCCTTGCCCAGCCGTGCCTAACCCAGCCCAAGCGCGCCCCGACCGCCTTGCCCAGCCGTGCCGTGCCAAGCCTAGCCCCGACGTACCCAGCCGGACCTTGACCGCCTTGCCTGACCTGTCCTAACCCAGTCACACCCAGCCTTGACCGCCTGGCCTGACCCAGCCGCGCCTCGCCCAGCCCAGCCTCGCCGCGACCGCCAAGCCCCCGCCCGAAGGCGAGGGCAAACTCATTAGCTTGCGCGGAGCAGGCGTTCTTCAGTCATAAACGCCATCAGTTCAGCAGTTTCTTCATCTGCTGGCCGTGGGTTGTGCATTGCGGCCATCTGAACCATCCGGCCTTGCCGCTTGATTTCAGCGATCCGTTCATCGCTGCCATCTGGCGACACGGTAAAGGTGCCAAAACCGCCGCGCCCTTTCTCCTGCCGGAAATCGCCAATCCCAACAATGGCACCAGCATTTGCCAGCAGCGATACAATCCCGTGCAGCGAGAAGTTTGGCGTCATAAAGCGGATCGTCACTTCGGCACACCACTCTGGCAAAAACGCGCGAGTGCGAACATCCGGCGTCCGATTCATGTCGGCAGATCGAACGATGTCCATCTTGAGCAATGGTTCGCCCCACACATGAACCTTCTCTTGCGGCAGGAAGATCAGGCGCTGAACCTCGGTCTTCTTAATGCCGGCAGTTTCCAGCGCAGCAGTAGCCATAGCTTGCTTGATGCCCGCCGCAGGAAAGGCGAGAAGCGTGTCACCCGCTGGCAGCTTATAGATGCTGTCGCGGAACTCCTGCTCCGGGTTGTGCTTCAGTTCGCGGCGCTCTGCCGCAGTCTTCTTCCCGCCGCCAACGAGAAGGGTGCGCTGGGCCTTTGCCGACATCGCATTGAAGTAAAGCGGCGTGTTGCCGATGATGGTGAGTTTGGCCTCGCTCTGAGTGAGCGGGGTGATTTGGATAGTCTCGATTTTCTGAGTTGCCATTTTATTTCTCCATGTTTGAGCGGAACATCGTGTCCCGATAACCAAGACATAAGGGCAGCGGCCCTAACCCGTCAATACACAAAATACACCTTGCCTACATTTTTTTTCCACCTATACTCCACCGCACTGAAGAGGAGGCGTCAATGATGCGTGAAATAAGAATGAAGGTGCCAGAGGATGTGGCCGCAGCCGCAGAGGTAGCCGCAGAGCGCCTTGGGCTTACTGTGGCGGCTTACACTCGGATGGCCCTAATCAAGCAGATGGAAGAACACAGGATCCGCATATACCAGCCGAGGGCGGATTGATGACCAACGGAAGAGCCAAGGGCGCTACATGGGAGCGCAAGCTGGCCAAGATACTTGAGGCAGAATTGGGCGTCCGCTTTGAGCGGAACCTAGAGCAATATCGGACTGCCGCTGGCGGCGATCTGATTCCAGACAATGACGCATTCCCGTTCAGCATAGAAGCCAAGCACTATGCGAGCGGAACTGGCATGAAGCCAGAATGGTGGGCGCAGTCAGAGAAGGCCGCGCTGGCTATCGGAAAGATGCCCTGCGTCATTTACAAGTTCGACCGCCGTGAGCCGCGCTGCGTAGTTTCGCTGGAAGCTATCGCCAAGCTCTACGGCGACCAGGATGATGGCAGGTATTTGGTGGAATTTTCCATTGAGGGGTTCTGCTACTTGGCGCGGGAGTTGATGAACAAATGACCCAGCCAACCCCCATCCTGGTCGAGTTGACCGAGCCAGAAATGTATGTCGCAAGGCAGGGCGCCAACCTGAGATACCAGTTGGCCCGCCTTTCCGGCTTGGTCGCCAAGACCCGTGATGACAGGACGCCGCAGGAGCTAGAGTATCTCGGCGTCTGCGCGGAGATGGCCGTCTCGAAGATATTTCAAGTAGACTACGATCCGCGCCTTATGGGCTTCGATGCTGGCGTTGACATCTGGCTTGGCAACATCGGTATTGACGTGAAGGCGACCTTCCATCAGCATGGGAAGCTCTTATTCCTAGATGCGGATGCGTTTAAGGCGCCTGTGGCTGTGCTGGTGACTGCTACCGACCAGCTCAATGTGTTGCGGGTCGTCGGTTGCATCTCAAAGAAGGTGTACCTTGAGCGCTGCGTTGAGTTCGACATTGGCAAGGGCAAGTCCTTATCGGTGAGCCAAGATGAATTGTCTGACTTGAGCCAGCTTTGGTCCGCATCAGTCAAGGACAGGTTGAATGTGCAAAAGGGAGGTCTAAATGATCCGCGCTGATCTAACAAACGAACAGTATCACGCCAGCGATGCCATATCTTCGTCTGACGTGAAGGCCGTCATTACATCGAGTATCTTCCACTGGAAGAACAAGAAGTTCAAAGAGACGGCCTCAATGGCGCTCGGCTCTGCTGTGCATGACATGGTTCTGGAGGGCGGCAAGTCCGTCATCTGCGGGCCTGAGACGCGCCGTGGTAATGCTTGGAAGGACGCCGAGGACGAAGCCAAGGCATTGGGCAAGCTGCTGCTGCCAGAGGGCGAATACATGGCCGCTCTGGAGATTGCAGATGCTGTCAGGGCCGACCCGACCTGCCGGTCGTTCCTTGACTCGAAAGACACCAAGATAGAGCATTCGTTGTTTGCGGTTTGCCCCGAGACAGACCTGAAGCTGCGGTGCCGGCCAGATATTTACAGCCCAGAGAAGGCTGCGATGGCCGACCTAAAGACCACCGTTGACGCATCGCCTTCTGGCTTCAACCGGCAAATCTACAATTACCGCTATGACGTGCAGGCGGCTTTCTACATTTATGTGTCCGAGCTATGCGGCTGGGAGGTCAGGAACTTCGGCTTCATGGCTGTGGAGAATGGCGCACCTTACGCCGCCCATATGCACGTTATGTCGAGCGAGGCGCTGGAACTGGCGCAGATTGACATGATGCGTGGCTTGCGT